GTCACATCTCCACTCGCCATGTTTACTGCCCTCCTATAAGTGCTTTCAGTTCTCGGTTCTCTGTTTCCAGTGCTGCGATGCGGTTGCCAATCTGGAGGATTGCACCGTGGTGCAGCATAGCCAATCGGCTCGTATTCAAGAAGTGATGCCCATCAGCATTGAATGTCACTATGGGCTTTCCTGGCATCGCATCTAACATGGCCCTGCTAGCTTCGATGCTGCCTACGAATCCCTGCCTTAGTGGATCGTCCACACGAGTCACCACGTTGCGAATATCCCGCACTAGTTCCAGGTCGTCATAGTCGTCAAAGTTCGTCCAGGCAGTCCCAACATCTTGATGTGAATCGCCCTCGGCATCAAAGATGAACCGAGTCGTTCCGTTATTTGCAAGAACTGCCAGGTTCCCCTCTGACCCAGCTGCCGCAACGTTAGTGGAGCCATCGGTGACTGCCGCATCCCAGTAGATGACACCTACGCCGGATGTACTTTTTGTCGTATCAGCAGCTTCACCGAGCCGTGCTGACACATAGTACGCAAACCCCTTAGAGCCGTCTGCATCTTTATAACCCTGGATATTCAGGCCACCACTGGTGGCTTGGCTCTTTGAAAAAGTGCCAAATGTGTCAGCCTCCTCATTGGAAGTCATTGCATGGCTCACATCGCTGGATTTCAGTGTTAAAATCTTGTCGTCCGCAGCACCCATGTTGATGGTCAAGCCGACCGTTGAGTTGCCATTAGCGGTCTCATTAATGTACCAAGCACCGTCCCCTATGGAATCTGTATACGTAGCTCCAATCGAGTACATGGTTCCGTCGGCATCAAAGATGAAACGGACTGTGCCTCGGTCAGAGACAACCACGAGATTCCCATTTGCCCCCACACTGGTATCGCTAGTACCGCTTTTAATTGCGCCCCATAGATGAATTGGAGCAACTGCGGACGTAGACCGGGTAGTGTTTGCTATGGCAGAAGCGGCTCGGACGAAAAGGGAATCGGCATTGTTCACGCCATGCAAACTCCTTAATTCCGTACCGCCATCCACACGGTTTTTGCGAATGACAAAGTAGCTGTCAGTTTCGGCAAGTGCGGTCATACCATGACCTACATCGCTGGACTTAAGGGCAAATATCTCGTCATCGGCAGAACCCTGGTTGAGGGTTATGCCAGCCGTCATATTGGCGTTGGCAGTATCGCCAATAAAGATAGTAGAGGTCGTTCCAAGTATCACGTCCCCGGCTACACCCAACCCGCCGTCGGTATGGATAGAGCCTGTAACCGTTGACGTGGATTCCGTAGTGGCATCGACACTGACAATCCCAGCAAAGGTTGTGGACAGGTCATCACTAATCGTGACAGCCGTTGCCAGAGCGTTTATGGAACTGCCCGAACCTCCTGCATTGGCAGTCTGGAATATAATGTCTCCCCCTGCCCCGGAACCCTTGCCTCGTCCAGCCTGTATCGTTAACGCCCCTCCTGCGATGTTATTGGTAGTCCCGGCGGTAGTATCCCCTGCGGAGATGCTTATGGCTGTCCCTGCTGTGTCGTGGGCGGTAGCCACAGGAGCAACTACCCCTGCGTCAACTGTAAGAACTCCATCGAGCAAGATCACAGAGCCACTTGCGGGTTCTATGTTAATGGCAGCACCTGAGTCCAGCGTCAATGCCCCTGTGGAATCTATGTCAACTGTCCCGTCAGCGGTTATCTGGACGTTGGCTGCGGCTGCGGCTGTATCCACTGTCACAAGGCTGAACGCTCCATTCGTAGCAGCGGTCATCGTTACAGTGTCATTGGTAGTAGGCGTGAACGTAATCACATCATCGGTTATGACTGTCGTTCCAACCGTGAAATCCGTAGTGGCATCTACCGTGGTAAGCGTTGGGGTAGCAGTCCAGGCAGGGATATTGCTTGATAGCGTTAGGATAGTGTTATCACTATCCTTTGCAAGTCGACTCAACTGCGTTGTGCTTGAGGCATATATGATATCCCCTGTCGCCTGAGAGTTTAGGGCATGGGAGTCGGTAGCCTCAAACTCCACCTGAGTCAGTACAGTCCCAACCGCCTTATGCTTTAATTCATTCGCCATAGTTACGCCTTACCTAAGAACGGTAAGCCTCCTCGCCTGTGGCTATCGGTTACGGCCTTAACAACAAGCCTCTTGAAGTCCATCTCGCCGAACACCGTGTTGCCGCTAATCGTGATGTTGTACGTTGGGGCCATCCCACGACCTCCACCGAGAGGCACAACGGCCTCTGGCCCAGCCTCACCAAGCATTGCAACAGTAGGTCTAGTAACGATACCGCCGTGGGCAAGGCCGAATAGTCCCCGATGAACAGCTTCGGTATATTCACCCTCACCTGGGTCGCCAGCCCCAGTAATACGGTTGGGGTTCCTGGGATTAATCGCCCACGCTTCTTGTTCCTTCTGTAAACGAGATCGTATAGCCGTATCTTTGGCGAGTTCCTTTATCCATTTTTCTTGGCTTTTTTCTGCAAAGCTGCCTGCCCGTTGGATACGTTCTACTAATCCCTCCAACTCAGGGAAGATTGTGCCAAACCTGGCTAAAGACGCCCCGAACAATATACGCCTCTCGGTCTGATTGCCGGTACGAACGTCTGCGAGTAGACTCGTAAGTTGGTCTGTAAAGGCGGTGAAGCCCCCTGGGAGTGGCTCGAATCTTACCTCTTCCCCTTCTCCAGGTATATGTATCGCCGTTGGCCTACCAGCACTGGCGAATCTGACTTGACCAGATTGCGCTACACTACGGAGCGGTTGCATTTGCTTCCCAGCTTCACCCCCCGCATCCCCTGTTTTCTTAAGGGCATCGGGTAAATCCGTATCCAGTGTGGTGACTAAGCCCTTCTTTAATTTCTTATCTAGCTCATCAAAACCCAGACCCATGTCGTCCAACACGCCCGCCATTATAGCCTTCAAATCAGTCGCCGCCCCACCAACACCTTCTTTCAAGGATGTGCCTAGCTCTCTGGTCTTTTCGACTACCGCCTCAACTACCTCGGTAGTCTTCTTCTTTATGGCTGTCATCATCACATCATAATCAAACTCAAACTTATCAATCTCTGCCACATCGCTCATAAGCCCCAGCTTCTTGGCTATCCTCAGTGCGCCATTAACCATGTCCACAAAGCCATTGAGTATATTCTCGACGCCCTGGAGAACGTTTTTGACTACTGTTTGGAATATCTCTTGCATACGGCTCCATATCTCTCGCCAATTGTCTTTGAGGAATATGAGGTCTTTAATAATCCTGCCAAAGCCCGACTCCATCACAAACTGTACAACCTTGTCCCAATTGCGCCATATGGCAATCCCTCCAGCTACTGCCGCTGCAATACCTGCAATGGCTAACGTAACTGGAAGAGCAGCGGCACCAATGGCTCCAAATCCCATTGCCAGCAAAGGCAGCATACCGATGAATAGGAGGAGAGGCCCAGCAATTAATGCAAACACAACCGTCATTCCTGCGATGAGAGCGATGGCCCTTTGCCATTTGGGGTCAATTTTGGAGAACTTATCCATAAGCCTTCCAAGGAACATGGCAGCTTTGTCTATAAATGGACTCAGATGTTGACCGAATGACTGACCCAAATCATCAGTCCGATTGCCCAACTGCGTCATGGGGTCAACGGCGGCTTCGGCCTGACCTGCAGTAACTGCCATTACTTCAGCCAACCTTTCTGCGAATGTGGCGGTTGCGTCAACAGATACTCCCGTGGCATCACTGGTATTGGCAAGGCCAGCTAGGAACTTGCTCAATGTTTCCGCAACTGTCCCGGCACTTTTCCCAGAGAATGCAGCGGCATCTAATACTACGGGCAAGGCTTCCAGAGCCTTTTTTTCGTCGCCAAGAACCCCTACTAAGCGTACTAATACCTCCCGTGATTCTTCATCCGCAAAATTTGTTTTATCCTGAATCGACGCAATAACTGATTCGATGGCTGCCTCTTGGTCGCCATAGGTTGTTCCCACATTAACTAGAGCCTGGTTGAGCCTATTGATTCCAATCTCCTGCTCTTTGTAGGAGTCGATGAGTTTCTTTAGCCCAACCGCACCAACAACACCGATTCCTGTAAGCGCAGCACCAGCAACTCTGGCACGTCTGGCGAACTTATCTATCGACTTCCGCATATCTGTAAGGCCACGCTCAGCGGCCTTGGTATCAGCGGTGACTCGTATTTCTACTTCATTAGTTGCCATTATTCACACACCTAAAATGACACATTCGCAAGACTGGTTTCAATGTCTCCTGCACCATTATTGGGTTTGCTCCCACCCTCAGACGCAGCATTTAGTTCCCCTGCTTCTCCTAATATATTCAAACTGAGTAACAGAGATACGTCTTCATCTAATAGCTGAGATGGAAGACAACTATATCTCTGGCACAGACGGTCAATCAACTTGGCCTTTTGTAAGGCCCACGGTTCTGCGACCCTTACCCCGTCACGCCCGATAGCTCCTCCGACGTGCTGCCATTTTTGGATTGCTGCCCTAAAGGGGTATCCACCTGCGTAACAGCCTCCATCCATTGGCTCATCAATGCTTCTGCAAACCCAGCCGTCACTTTCTTCATGCCTTTCCCATTGGCTGGTAGTGCATTGCCCTTCTGGTCTTCTATGTTCCAATCTATCAAGATGCCATCGCCAAACACCTCATAGGCATGAGCATGCTTGTTGGCTTCGATGAGGTCTTGTATATCAGTAACCATCCCAATCTCAACATCCAGTCGGCATTTCACAATGGCCCCCGCAAATGTTGTGCCTTCCTCAAAGATAATCTTGGCATCCCGCATGGGTAGCCTAAATCGTCCTGCGCCCATAGCTTCCTCCTTTCGGTTTTACAGGCTCTGAGGGGCCATAGAAGACCCCTCTCAGCCTATGACGGGGTAATCCCTTACCCCAAGCCATTGGAACCCCTCTCAGTTATGCCCAGGTTGGCACAACTCCACCAGTCAATACACCCGGTGCTGTCCATGTAAGTTCACCACTCGCAGACCTACTGAGCGAGTAGTCCGTGAAGAATGTTTCGTTAGGCAGGGTCTGCCCAGACATAACAAGCGTCACAGTCCTTGCCACGCTCGTGCTGGGAACGGTTGAGAAAACAGCGTGGGACAAGTTGCTGGCATCATTGAAGACGCCATTCAGCGTGATAGAGAAATCAGCCAAGAGCAAGAGCCGTTCCATAGCTGATTTGTTTACCCCGGTTACATCCTGTACACCTCTCGGCGTAGCAAAATCGAGGCTGGTTATATCATTCTCGATTGCCCTTGCGGAACCACCATGATCGTCCACTGCCACTGTAAGCGTTGGTGCTTCTTTTGCCATGATTACCTCCTATTATGCCTTTCCATAGATTCGTTGAACTCCCACATCCAGCGTTCTGGTTCCAGTAACTGACGCTGGCCTCCTGACTCCCTTAGTAGTAAATGCCCCTTCTCCTCTATCTTCTTACGGTGAGTTGTGAAGCATTGCTGCCCTGGGCTAAAACAGAAGATCACAACCCCCTCAACATCCATTCGCTCGGTATATCTTCGACCACTCTTCCCGGCCCGAATATACGCAACCTGATTCTTCCCTAAGTCCGTGCCGACATTGCAATGAGTCTCCCATCCCATTATGTTCTTGCGGCAATCCACCTCTTCGCACATGGCTTCTCGCCAGTGCGTGGATAGAGGAGCTTTAATTGAATAATGGTCATTCATGGCTACGCATACGCTACGTCATCTTGTGCTGTGCCTACTCTAATTCCCACAGCCAACACACAATTACTAAATGTCCCTGTTGAAGCGACACACAGATACCGCCTGACCGCATCGGCCTTGGTCTTCCGCTCTGCCGTTGGCTCTGCACCGTCTGATATTGCCGTGAACGATATGATCGTTGAAAAGCTGGAGTTGTTCGCACTATCTTGAACCACTACGGTAGGTGCGCCAGAGTTGATGTCCATAACGTGGAGCATGGCAGCACAACCGTTGGATGTAGCGGCCCCATTGTCGAATGACGTTCCGCTACCCGATGCAGTGGCAGAGGAGTGAGTGATCTTTCCAGCCGTTAGCATGACCCCCCATTCAAGAGGCTCACCGTTTCCTTGGCAGTCTATCGTCGCCGCTAATGATCCATCGGCACCTTTACTCAGAGGGTAGTCCAGCTGCTTCGATACCAGCATCGCTGCTGTATCTCCTCTTGATCCTCCCAATGCCCATAGGACGAGGGAGTCTGTCTTGGGCAAGCTGGATAGAA